TTGCGCTTGCGCATCTCCGCGCACAAAGCATCCGCCTTCTTCTTTGCTGCCGCGGCGACAAGTTTGGTGCGCTGCGTTTTGAGCAGGGCAATGGTTTTGTCGATTTCGGCGATTTCCGGTGTCATAATGTCGTATTTACTCATGAATCATGGCCGGATGGTCATGTGCCAAAGACCGATCTGGCTAACGCTGTAGCCAAACCAGACCACACCGGCCCAAAAGTTGTGCTGTATGCAGAATTGATCGATGGCCACAGCGAGGTAAGCGAGGCCGACCAAGGCTATGAGGATTGCGCTAGTCATTGGTTGATGGCTCCCAACGCTGCTTCGATGGCCTCCGGTCGCTCGATTGTCATCCCATCGAACGGACGCAGCGGGCCGCAATACCACCAAGACGGTCGCCCTTGGCCTGTTTTCCGCCACTGTGGCTGCATTGCCTCGTGGCCGTATGCCCAACCGCGGATCATGAATCCCTTCATCGGGTCGCACACCACCAGCACATAGCGCCTCGCCGGATCGTCGTTGTCGCGCACGATCAGGGCGCCGTTAAGGTGGACCGTGCTGCGGACCTCGATGTCGTCGCCAACGTCGGCCCGCTTGTGGAAGCTATTCGTCGCAGGCAAATAGGTTTTGTCGAACCTGCGGCCGACAACAATCTCGGCGAGAATGCCGCCGATGTCGCGCGCCATGATCTCGCAGTAGTCCGAGTCGTAGGTTGTAGCCGCGTTCAGCTTCATGACCCGCGCTTCGAGCCAGCGCAGCTCGGCGATTTTGATCGCCTCCATCAGCGTGGTAAGGCGGAATGGTTTAAGGACGACGTCGCTCATTCCATGACCCTCCTCCATTTGTCCCTCCACATACTGCGCGATATAACTCCGGCAGCTTCGGCGACAGCTTCTTCGCTCAGGTGAGGGAAGACGTCGTGGAGCAGCTCATGGACAATGGTGTCCATTTCATCCACGCCGCTTTGCCGCGGGTCGATATACACGCGACCATCTCCGAGGGTCATGCCGTCAGCTTTCTCGCGGCCCAACTTTCGGCGGATGATCGCTATGTATTTTCTACGGGGCATTAGGCTTTGGCGTTGCACTCGGCGCCGCACGCAGCGTAGCCAGCAATATCGACCCAGTTGTCCGCTTTGGGGCGGTGAGCTTGGCGCGCGATTTTCACGCAGATCATCAGCGCAGCGATATCACCGGCCGTTACTTGCACGGCGTAGCCATTGCTGCGCGTCAGGTATGCGCTAATCATCGCGGCCTGCGTTGCGAAGTCATCGTCGGGCGGGCCGTAGTCTTCGTTGCGCGCTCCGCAAACGGCGGACGAGGCAGCGTCGAGTGTCTCCTTTGCTGTTTTCATCAGGCGGCTTTCTTGTAGCGCAGGCTTGCGTAGTGCAGGTTGAGGCGTGCCTCGAACAGCTCCCACTCGTTGTCCGAAGAGAACATCCACTCGATGCTGTGATCGTTTGCCTTCTCCTTGCCGATGCGAACGACCGCGCGGCGCTGAACGCGCTGCTCCGGCCGGTTCTCATTCCATAAGCGCTCATAGGCTGCGAGCTGCAGCTTTTGCGACAGGTAGATGCCGCTCGACGTCTTCCAGTCGAGCAACACGATGCGGCCTTCCTTGTCTACGGACGGCGCGTCGATCGTGCCGCCAAACAAGTGCGCCTCGCTGACGAGCTGCACTTCCGGTTCCAGCACCGTGAGGCCCTGCTCGTTCCAGAACGACAGGAAGTTATTGAACGCGACGCCCGCCTTCTCGACGTCGGCTGGTGCGAACTCGGAGAGGTCAGCCGCCCAGCCGTGGAAGAAGCACTCGATTAAGAAGTGCGTGATTGTCCCGATGTCGGCCGCGCGGTCGCGCACCTTGCGGTAGTCTTGGTTCTTGTTTCCAAGACCCCATGCCCAGTGGATCAAGTTGCTCTGGTCGTCGCCGATTTTGGAGATGGTCGAGGCGCCGACCACTTGCGTGCCGTCTTTGAGGATATATTTCTGGTGCGCTTTCAGCTTCTCCAAACGTACGAGTTTGCGTCCGTCTGCAGCGAAGCGCTCCGGCGCAGGCTCCGCGGCCTTGGCCGAAGGGGAGCGGCGTTTTGCCGCCCCCCTCTTGCGTGCAGTGGTTGCCATGACTACCACTCGACTTCTTCGCCGTTGGTTCCGGTTTTGACCGATGCGCGGGGCGCCTCAGTCACCTCGAAGCCGTAAGCCTCAGCGGTGCCGCCGCTGCTCCAAGTGACCAGATCCAAAATCTGGACGGCTTTCGGCTGCAGCGTGATTCCGGCGCCGAGCGACGCGGTGTACCAGAAGTATGGCACCACAGCGACCTTGAGCTTGCTGCCGCCGCCGATGTTTTCGTTGGTGATCTGACCGGAAGCATCAAACAGCTTCGGTTGGCGCGTGTACGTCTCGCCGTCCTTGCTCTTGCCGGTCGCCTTGACCTTCAGCTTGAGCTGTACCAGTCCGTCGTTCTCGGACCATGGCGCTGCGTGGATCTTGAGAGTGTCCTTTTTCAGCTCGCGTTTTTTGTCGGCGACGAACTCGGAAAACATGGCCTCGATCTGTTTAAGAAACGGCTCCGCGTCTTCGGCGGACATTTCGAGGTCTACTTTGTATTGGCCTTCCTCGCTGAACTTGGTGTCCGGCGAGTTGAGTCTGGGATAGCGAGCGACGCCCGCGGGTGTGGTTATGGTTTTATTCACTTTGTGTATTTGGGTTTGGTGTTTTTGGTTGGATGGGAAAATCGCTGTGGCGCATGAGTTCGCAGAAGTCCTCGAATGTGAGAGTGACCAGCATGCGGCAGTGATCCTTGCGATGGATCACGGCACAGTTTTTGCGCTCGGCGTCGCGGTAGGCTTGAGCGATAGCCGCATCGAGGTCGAAGCGCGCGCGGCCGTGGCGTTTGCACTCGAAGTGCCAGTCCGGCAAGCAGGGCACAATCACGTCTGGTGCGGAGATCCCCCAAGATCCCTGCGAGACCTGTGCGCCCCGCCGTGCCGGAAAACCTTCGGCGGTCAGAGCCTTGGCGACCTCGCGCTCGAACGAGGCGCCCTTCTGTCGGGAATTAATCACTCGTTGATGGCCTCCCATAGCTGTTTATCCGGCGCGTAGACGCTGTTGCCCTCGTCGGTCAGGCGCGGCGCGGAGACGATGTTGCTGACCGGAGCCTTCGCATCAAATCGCGTCAGGCTGGGACGCCATGTCATATTGAGCGTGCCGGTTCGTCCGGCCCTGTGCTTGGCGATGATTAGTTCCGCGTCTTGCGGCTCCGGTTCCTCGTCTTGCACTGCGTAGTAGGATGGCCGGTGAACGAGAGCGACCAAATCGGCATCCTGTTCTATGCTGCCGCTCTCGCGCAGGTCGGAGAGCTTCGGCCGGTTGTCGGGCCGGTTCTCCGCTTGCCTGTTTAACTGCGCGGCGGCGACCACTGGAATGCCAAGTTCCATCGCCATCGCTTTTAGTCCGCGCGAAACAAAGCCGACCTCGTTCTCGCGCGACTTCGCATTCGAGTGCGAGACGAGCTGCAAATAATCAACAAAGATAATCTTCACGCCCCACCTGCGAACGGCCAACCTTGCACGTCCGCGGATGTCCAACAAAGACATGCCACAGCGGTCATCTATGTACAGCGGCTCGCCAGAAAAATCCAAGGCAACGGAACCAATGCGGCGCTTTCCGGCCTGATCGACGAATCCATTGCGGACCAGCTCGGTGTTGGTGTTGGCGCGGGACAACACTACGCGAGCGGCTAACTCGTTGGCTGGCATCTCCAGCGAGAAGTAGAGCACCGGAACCTTGCGGCGCATCAGGTTGTCCGCGATGTTCATCATCAGCGCGCTCTTACCCATGGCCGGTCGTCCAGCGATGATGCTCAACGTGCCGCCGCGGAGACCGCCGGTCACCTGATCCAGATCAGCGAAGCCGGTGCGCAGGCCGAGCGTCTGCTTGTTGTCCATTAGAGCCTCCAGCTCTTCGAGGAGCGACGGCACGATGTCGGCCGCGCTGCGCATCGAGTCGGTCGGAGCGCCGAGACTGAGCGACAAGACGCTCTCTCCGGCGGACTGCAGCACCTCGTCGGCGTTCGCGGCCATGTCGTTAGCCGCTGCCTGCATGGCGACGGCCGCGGAGATAATCGAGCGACGGCCATGCAGATCGCGCAAAGTTTGCGCATGGTATTCGAGCGCGGACAAACCTCCGCACGCTTGCATAAGAAACTCGGTGATAGCTCCGGCGCCGCCGACAAAGGTCAGCTTCTTCTGCGCGTCGAGCCTCTGCGTGACGGCAACGATGTTGGGCACACCGCCGTCTGCGCGGATCTCGTTGATCGCATCGAAAATCGCGCGATGCGCCGGAGTGTAAAAAAGATCGCCGTGCAGTCCGGCAACTTCATCGGCGAGCTTCGGCTCGGCCATGAGTGTGCCTAGCACAGCCTTCTCGGTGTTTGGGCTTTGTGGGGTGGTGGTGGTTTTCATACAAAGTTGTTGTCGTCGTCGTCATCACTCGCTGCCATCGCTGCCAGAACCAGCAGCGCGAGGAGCGTTAGGTAAACGAGCGATTGCACCGGACTCATTGCGCTCCCTCCGGCGTTGACGCATTTCGTAGCGACGCTTGAGCCAGCGGTCGCACGCTTCGTCCACCGCTATGACATCGTCTGCTACATGGGGCCATACGCTTTTAAGGGTTTGTTTAAGTTCGGGTCGCATGGGCTGCCGTTTCTACGTCGTTCGGCGTGGTGGCAGCCGTGGGTTCTTGGTGTGGGCAAGTGTGGACAAATGCGGACATAGGGGCAACAACTTTTAAGCGTTTTCTGCAAAAAATTTCATCCCAGTTTTCGCGGTATTTTGAGCCGTCTACCGGCCGCGGGGCGTCGCCCTTTCCGGCGCTCACAGCGGCTCCTCCACGGCGAGCAGGGCTTCGTGCTTCTCGTCGCTGACGTCGGGAGAGAGCGCCGCGCACCGCTTCAAGACGAGCTTGAGCCGATTGACGCGCTTAATCAGCTCGCGCTTCTCCGCTTCGAGGTTGGCCATTTCGGCCGAGTTGCGCTTGTCCTCGGCGCGGTAGAACTCCAGCTCCGCGGAGGAGCCGAAGTTGCTACCGAAGCCGATCTCGCCGACCACTAGCTCAGGATTCACTTCTTGGCCCTCCCTTGCTCTTCGGCGAGCCGCTCGATGACCGCGTTGAGCAGCAGATAGAGCGCGTCGAGCGTGGCCTTGGCGTCGTCCACTGACGCGGTGATGGTTTCCATGTTGATGGTGTACTCAGCCAACTTGGGCTGAACCGACTTGGTTTTAGCTGTGCGCTTTTTCATGTGTGTGGGAAATGATGAAGAGGGGGGTAAGACATTTGCTGTCCGAGGGGTTAATATAAAATTGATAACTTAGTGGGGGGGGGGGGGGGGGGGGCAAAAAGATAATAGGACCCGCGAGGG